TGCCACCCGCGAGATCGCGCTGGACGCCTTTCTGATCGGTGCGGACTACATCGATCAGGCCAATCGCCTGCTCTCAGTTCTGGAGATGGCTGGGCCGGGGACGCTCGTGCATCCCTGGCTGGGAACGATGCAGGTGTGCCTGTCCGCACCGGCTCGCGTGCGCTTCGATTCCGGCCTGGGCGTGGCGACGGTATCCCTGTCCTTCGTCGAATCGGGCGAACTCACGTTCCCGATTCCGACGAGTTCCACCCAGGCGGCCAGCCGGCTCGCGGCCGATGGACTGGCCACGGCGGCCATCCAGGATTTTGCGGGCAGTTTCACGGTCGCGGGCTTTCAGAGCTTCGTCGCGGCGGCGGCCCAAGGACGACTGGCCGCCATGCTGGGTTTCGTGGGGGCTGGGCAGATCGCGCAGGTGCTCGCGAACTTCACATCGCAGGCCACCTCGGTCGCCAACCTGGTCACCCAGGCGGCGTCTTTTCTGAGCAATCCGGCGATGCTGGGTCAGACGCTGCTCAATGCCTTCGGCCTGTCGGGCGCGGCGGGCGCCGTCGCCGCCTGGTCCAACGTGGTCAAGCTGCTCACCGGCACGGCGTCGTCGAACGCCATGCTGGCGCGCACCCCGGTCGTGGCGGCCACGCCGTCACGCCGGCAGATCGATACCAATGCCGTCGCGCTCTACGGCCTGGGCCGGCAACTCCTGCTCGCGCAAGCGGTGGGCATTTCGTCCCTGGTGGGCACCGAGCAGGACAGCGTGCAGGCCGGCATCAGCCAGCCGTCGGGCGGCATGCCGGTCGCCCCACAACAGGTCACGCAAGACAGCATGCTGGCGGTGCGCGACGCGCTGCTCTCCACGCTCGACGCCGAGATGCGCCGCTGCGGGGACGCCGCCTATGAGGCGTTGCAGACCGCGAGCGCGGCGGTCTATGTGGATTTGACGGCCCGGGCGCAGGGCGCGGCTCGTCTGACCGCCTGGACGCCGCCCGAGACGATGCCGATGCTGGCCGTCGCCTACGAGTTGTACGCGGATGCGTCGCGCGATGCCGAGATCCAGTCGCGCAACGGCATCCGCCATCCCGGCTTCGTGCCGCCCGGCGCGCTTTCCGTGATCGTGGCCTGACATGGCGAGCACTGATCCAGGCTATCCGGCGGGCCTGCCGGAGAATCAGGTGCGCCTCGTGGTGGGCGGCCAGGAATTCGGCGGCTGGAAGAAGATCCGCATCGAGGCCGGGATCGAGCGGCAGGCGCGCAGCTTCGAGCTGGAAGTCACCGACCGCTGGCCCGGACCGACCTCGGCCGCCACCGCAGACACCGCACCACCGGTCTGGCGCCGTATCCGGCCATTCGATGCCTGTCAGGTGCTGATCGGCAACGACCTGGTGCTGACCGGCTATGTCGATGCCACCCCGATCCAGTATGACGGCAAGCGCGTCAGCGTCACCGTCAAGGGCCGCAGCCGCACCTGCGATCTGGTCGACTGCTGCCCGCCCGATTCCGGGCGGGCAGCACCGGCGGGCAACGGCCTGTGGGCGGACGTCAAAGGCAAGGACGGCAAGACCGGCACGGTCGTCAAGCCGGCGGCGGCCAACACCAACGTCTGGCGCAACGCCAAGCTGGAGACCATTGCCGCCGCGCTGGCCGCGCCCTATGGCGTGCGCGTGCTGACCGAGATCGACAGCGGTGCGCCGATCACCGAGCACCACGTCCAGGTCGGGGAAACCGTGTTCGAGAGCATCGACCGGCTGATGCGCCTGCGCCATGTGCTGTCCACCGACAACGCCCGGGGCGACCTGGTGTTCATCGATGTCGGCAGCGCCGGCAATGCCACCACCACGCTCGAGTTGGGCCAGAACATCCGGGAGGGGAGTTGCGAACTCGACTTCAAGGCGGTGATGTCCAGCTACGTCGTGAAGGGCCAGCGTGCGGGCAATGACGGCGACTTCGGCGTCATTGCCAACGAGGTCGAAGGCGACGATGACGGCGAGGCCGAGTTCGAAGGCGGGATCTCCGACGCCGGCACGCCGGTGACGGCGAGTCTGACGGATGCGCGTTCCAAGCGCTTTCGGGTGCTGGTGCTCAAGCAAGCCGGCCATGCCGACGCCGGCACCTGCCAGGACCGGGCGCTGTACGAGCGCGCGCACCGGGCCGCCAAGGCGCTCGAAGCCACCTATACGGTCGCTGGCTGGCGCCAGGGTGACGGACAGCTGTGGGTGCCGAACCTGCTGGTACGCGTCCGGGACGACTTGATCGGCTTCGACCAGACCATGGTCATCGCCGAAGCGCATTACCTGCTCGACGACAACGGACTGCGCACGCAATTGCGTGTCGGGCCGCCCGATGGTTACCGCTCCAAGGCGGCCAAGCCGCGCAAGGGCATCAAGCGCGGCGGCGCCGACACCTGGGGAGATGTGGAATGAGGTTCAATCCATGACGGATTTCGCGCGCCTGGTCGCGCCCTATGCGCGCCGCCTGTCCAACATGGTCGCGCGTGGCAGCGTGTCCCTGGTCAACGCGGCGACCAAGATGCAGAGCCTGCAACTGCGCCTGTTGGCCGGCGAGTCCAAGGATGACGTCGAGCATTTCGAGCCGTATGGCTTGACCAGCCATCCCCAGCCCGGCGCCGAATGCGTCGCGCTTTTTCTCGATGGCGACCGCTCGCATGGCGTCGTCGTGTGCGTGGCCGATCGTCGCTATCGGGTCAAGGGCCTGGCGAGCGGCGAAGTCATCTTGCATGACGACCAGGGGCAGTCCGTCTATCTCATGCGCGGCGGCATCAAGCTGACTGACAAGGCGGGATCGACCGTTGTGATGCAAGGTGACGGCAGCGGATCGATGACGTTCGCGGCCGGCCTCACGATCAACGCGAACAGCAAGATCGTCGGCACGCTGGAAGTGACCCAGAACATCACGAGCGACGCCAGCATCACGGCGGCACAGGACGTCGGTGACCAGGGTGGTGTCAAGACGATGGCCGGCATGCGGGAGATCTACAACGGCCACACGCATGCCGGCACCGACAGCCACGGCGACGGCTTCACCACCAACCCGCCGAACCAGCAGGAATAAGCCATGCGCGACACCATGCCGCTGACCGTCACCTTCGACGGCCAGACGACCCCGCTCGGCCTGCTCCAGGACATCGACAACGACAAGGCCCATCCGCTGGTGCGGGCCGTGCTCATCAGTCTCTTCACCTGGCGCCGCGCCAATGCCGACGACACCTTGCCCGACCCGAAGGGGTTTCGCATGGGCTGGTGGGGCGACTCCTACCCGGCGGTGGCCAACGACCGCATCGGCTCACGCCTGTGGCTGCTGGCGCGCGCGAAGCTCACGCTGACCACGGTGCAACGAGCCCAGGACTATGCCGAAGAGGCCCTGCAGTGGCTGATCGACGATGGCGTCGCCGCCCGCATCGCCGTGCGTGCGGAGCGCCAGGGCCTGTCGACGCTGGCCCTGCAATGCACGCTGTTCGCGGCCGATGGCACGGCGAACGCGGTGCTCAGGTTCGACAACCTCTGGAGTCTCTTGAATGTTTAACCGTCCGTCCCTCGCGGACCTGATCAATCGCACGACGAACGACGTGTTTCAACGGCTGCAGCAAGACAACGTGCTGCGCCGCGCCGACGCCCAGGTCTATGCCCGCGTGCTCGCCGGCGTGGCCCATGGCCTGTACGGTTTCATTGAATGGATCAGCCGCCAGATCATCATCGACACCGCCGAAGCCGAGTTCCTGGAGCGCTGGGCCTCCATCTGGGGCGTGCAGCGTCTCGCGGCAACACCCGCCACCGGCACCATCACCTTCACGGTGGCGCCGGGGGCAGCGGACATCCCGGCCGGTACGCTGGTGCAGACGCTCGATGGCACGCAATTCCAGACGACAGCGGACATCACGGTCAGCGGACTCCAGGCCACGACCACCGTCACGGCGGTCGCACCGTCTGCCGCCAGCAACGGCTACGCCGGGCAGACGGCCAATCTGGTCACGCCGGTGCTGGGCGTGCAGACCGCTGCCGTGCTCGGGCTGCTTGCCGGTGGCGGCGACCTCGAGTCCGACGACAGTCTGCGCGAGCGGCTGCTCAACCGCATCCAGCAACCGCCGCAAGGCGGGGACGCCAACGACTACGTGCAATGGACCCTGGCAACGCCCGGCGGCGGCGCCACCCGTGCTTGGGTCGTGGCCGAGCAATTCGGGCAAGGCACGGTGGGCGTCGCCTTCGTCTGCGACGGCAACGGCGCGGGCGCGGCGATCCTTCCCTCGGCCGCGCAGATCGCGGCCGTCGCCGCCTTCATCGACACGGTCCGCCCGGTCACCGCGCATGTGACGGTCTATGCGCCGGTCGCCGTGCCGATCGATTTCGCGATCGAAGGATTGAGCCCGGACACGCTGGCCGTTCAACAGGCCATCACGGCCGAACTCGCCGATCTGCTGGCGCGTGAGGGGCAGCCCGGCGGCACGATCCTGCTGTCGCACATGCGCTCGGCGATTTCCTCTGCGGCCCAGGAATGGGACTACGTGCTGGTTACTCCGGCCGCCAACGTCGTGTTGTCGCCCGGCCAAATCCCGGTCATGGGGAGGGTGGTATGGCAGTGACGCAGCAGGTCAGCCAGCCACTGGCCGCCGCCGACTACCTGGCGTCGCTGCAAAAGCTCCTGCCCTATGGCCCGGCGTGGACCGATGACGCCGACGCGGCCATCACCCGGCTGCTGACGGGCCTCGCGCAGGAACTGGCACGGATCGATGCCAGAAGCTGGCAACTCATCGACGAGGCCGATCCGCGCACCACCAACGAATTGTTTCCCGATTGGCAGCGGGTGGCGGGCTTGCCCGATCCGTGCGTGGTAGCGCTCGGCAGTCAGCAGACGTTTGCGCAGCGACGGGCCACGCTGGTGTCCCGGCTGATCCAGGTCGGCGGCCAGTCTCGCGGTTACTTCATCGCCGTGGCGCGGGCATTGGGCTTCGCCATCTCGATCACTGAAGGCTGGCAGGAAATCGACACCGTCATTTCGCCGGTCAACAACCCGCTGGCCAATAGCAACTGGATTTACACCTGGACGATTCACGTGCCCCTCGGGGACACGCGCAGCACGCTCACCGTCAACGGCCGCGTCTCCGATCCGCTCGCGGCCTGGGGCAACACCTTGCTCGAGTGCGTGATGCGGCGGCTCAAGCCCGCCCACACCACGCTGCTCTTCAGCTACACGTAGGAGATCACATGGACAACCGCGTCTGGGAGGCCAACGCCGCCCAAACACCACCTGCCGTGCCGGCCAATCCGTCGATCGGCTACCCGACCGACGGGAATCCGGCCACCAATACGCCGGCCACCACGCCGGGGGATTACTGGTTCTATCAGGTCAGCGAGGAGATCCGCAATGTCATCCTGGCCGCTGGGCTCGCACCCGACCGCAACGCGCTCAACCAGCTCAGGCAGGCGATCGAGGTCCTGATCAATGCAGCGGTCGCCGCCGCGCTGGCGAACTACCGACCACCGGCGCCAGCTCCCACGCCCACACCGACCCCCGCACCGACCCCGACGCCGACGCCGACGCCGACACCAACACCAACACCAACACCGACACCGACACCAACGCCTACGCCTACGCCAACTCCACCACCGCCGCCTCCACCACCTCCACCACCTCCACCACCGCCGCCGCCACCGCCACCGCCACCGCCACCACCACCACCGCCACCGCCGGGCGGCTGATCCAGGGAGATGCCCATGTACCTGCAAATGGCCGGTCTGCAATTCATGCCGACCGGCGTGATCCTTTACGTCATCAACTACGTCGACCTCGATCGGCAGCACCTCGCCCGCGAGATCGACGAGCGTTACGAGCCCTTCCACCACTGGGGCGAAGTGCCGGACGACTTCAGCTACCGCAAACCGTATCGCTACCGGTTGCGCGGCGGGGTGGTGGAAGCCTCGCCACCCGACGACCAGGACTACCGTTTCCACTACCGCCGGCTGCTGCTGATGGACAAGGTGCATGCGGCGTTGCGGGCGCAACGGACCTCATTCGGCTCGCGGTCCTTGCCGCTGCAGGAACGGCTGCTTGATCTCGCCCATGCCGAGTGCCAGGCGCTGAACGATCAGGGCGGCCAGAACGGTGAGGCGTTGCCGCTGCTGGAGGCGATGGCCACGGCCTGGAACACCACTCTGGCCACGGCGGCGGAGCGGGTGGGGATGGAGTACGCCGACCGGCAAGACGCGCTGATCCAGTCCGAGGTCCGCCGCTTACAGGCCCTGGCGGCCGTTTGTGCCGCGCGCGATCACCAGGACCTGGACGCGCTGTTCGTGAGGTACGGCTGCCATGACTGAATTGCTAGTCGCCCGCAATCTGGTGCGGGGCAATCCGTTCGCGAGCGGTCTGCGCCAGGTGATCGGGGGCGTCGTCACGACCTCGCGTCTGGCGTGCAAGCCCGATCTGTTGCGCTTTGGCGCGTGCTGCCCGATGCCCGATGCGACGACGGGGCCGCAGATGTCTTTCGCGGACTGCTGTGATGCCCGCGCGCGCGAATTGCTCGACGCGCATGCGCGGCTGCACGTCATGTGGTCGGGCGGTATCGATTCGACCGTGACGCTGGTCGCCTTGCTCAAGGCTTTGCCCGCCAACGAACACGACCGGCTGACCGTGTACCTGTCGAGCCACAGCATCGCCGAGAATCCCGGGTTCTACCAGGCCCACATCGCCGGCCGGCTGCCCGTCCAACGGACTGTGGGCAAGGCAGGGTTGTACGACGAGGTGGTGGTCACCGGCGAGCTGGGTGACCAGTTGTTCGGTTCCGACCTGATGCTGGAGGCCACGCGGCGATTGGGCTTCGAGAGCTTGGCGCAGCCGCATGCCATGATCCTGCCCCGCCTGTTTGGCAGCATCGCCGGGGATGCCGAGGCAGGCGCCGCGATCTATCGGCGTTATGCGCCGATCGCCGACGAGGCTCCGTACCCTCTGGTCAGCGCCCAGGACTTCTTGTGGTGGTGGAACTTCTCCCAGAAATGGCAGCACGTGAAGTACCGGCATCTGCTCTATGAGCCACCGGGCTCGGACTATCGCGCGTTGCTCGGCAAGGTCCGGCATTTCTTCGATACGGAGACGTTCCAGCGCTGGAGCCTCACGCATCCCGCCGACAAACTGGGCGCCGGCATCGACACCTACAAGATGCCGGCCAAGCGCTACATCGTCGAGTTCACCGGCGATCAGAGCTACCTGACCAAGATGAAGATCGGCTCGCTGTGCAAGGTCTTCAAGTATCCGCCGGTGGCCGCCATCACCACCGAGGGCGCGCCGGTCGATCAGGTCGGCTTGCAGGCGTTCGTCCTTTCTGACTGAACGCCTCACTCCGTTCGTTTTCGATT